CACATATATTAAGGTAATCAATGAAAATAATATCAGGTCTAAATGACTTCTTAAGTGCAAGTTCATTAAGAAGTGCTTTAAAGTGTCCACTGTGTGCAGATGCTGTAGGATATTCTTTAATTATAAGAGACCCCTGAGTTTTTTTAGCAATACCTGTTACCTTATTCTCGAACATCACCTTAGGAAGATCTGTAATTTCCTGAATAGGAACATTCAATAAGTTTGCGTCAATTCGTTCAGCAATCTTTTCTTCTGCCATCTCCATTGTAATATAGAGAACGTTCCGTCCTTGGAGCAGCACGGAGCTAGCAACATGGCACATGAATAGAGACTTGCCGACACCTGTACCAGCAAGCGCGATATTAAGAGTCTTAGGAGGTAAACCACCTTTAGTGATTTTGTTGAAATACTCAATGTCGAAGGGGATTTTCTCCTCCTTCCTGTGATAGTACTCATATCTTTCTTCGTAGTTGAATAGGTAATCGTGACCAATGTTATTATCAAATGAGACTGCTAGAGCGTCAGAAAGGATGCTAGGAATAGCATCACGATTCTTCTTCTCGTCTTGGCCATCAGCAATCTGAATGGAATCCATGAGTGCAAGATAGATTGCACGATCACGACACCACTTTTCTGTAGAGTCAACTAACCACTGATATTCAACTTCAATCTCATCCAATCCTTGGATAATCTCTCTAGATTGTTTAAAAGTTTCATCAGTCAGATTAGTATTCTTGTCTAACTCAATGTGTAATACTTCTTTTGTTGGAAGTTTATTATATTGCTCCATAAATGACTGAATTTCTAAGAATACAGTCTTCTCGCTATTGTCCTCAAAATACTCAGATTTGATAAAAGGCAAAACCTTCCTAGAGTAATCTTCATTATTGATCAGACATTTCAAAATCAAAAATTCAATCTTTTCCATTACTTATAGTGAAGGTACGTGCTCAAGATGTATTTTGGGCCACTGATAGGTGGTTTACCGTTATGAGGAAACATCCACATCGGAGGGAACACTAGTAGTTTCCCAGGTTTTGGTGGAATTGTCAATCCCTCAAAGTTCGTTTCTCCTCCCTCTTTTACACCATTTAAATACCACAAGAATGCCAAGTATCTTCTGGAAGATCCATGATCCATGACATCCACATGAGTGTCAAATTCATCTTTACCATTACACTCATACTTCTTGATTCTAAAGAATTCCATATTATGAGAATCTGGAAAACATCTAGAATCAATGAACTTATAATATTCGTTCTTATGCTTCTTTACGATAGAAACTAAAGATCGATGAATACTACTGTATTCTTTATTATTGTTATGAATATCAGTAAAATTTAACTGAGTAAAATTAGGTCTCCTATCATTCTCAATTCTCTCATGGTGTTCTTCATTTGCCTCATATATTTCAATAAGATCTTCACAAGTTTCAACAGTAAGAGAATCTGAATAGATCTTAATGAGATCATTCAGTTTAACAGCCATAATTAAACTCACTCCTTAACAAAATTTCTTAGGATTGTCTTTTCAATTCTTTCCATTTATTCAAATAATAATCACTTTCGGGTTCAGTAATAAGAGTCATACCCATTTTAATGAACTTCTCACCCTTATCAGTCTCTTTAAATCTTCTCTTCTTTTCATACTCCATAACTGAACTCCTGTTGTGCTATTTTATCTAATTTTTCCATCACCTCTGGGGTGAAATATGTATCAGGATCTTTAAGAATTGCTTTTGCATATACTTTCTTGCCGTCTATCTCATATCGACCAGCAACGTTCTTCCAAAGTCCGCCAATCTCACCAAGCTCAAGAAGACCATAATATCG